GAGGATGCAATGAACATCGGAGAGATCGCGGAACGCCTTATCCGGGCCGCGGAGATTGAGAGCGTCGGCAACCGCGTGGGACCGGCTCCGCTGCGCGCCCAGCAGCTTCCCTACGTTCATTCCGTCGATGATATGAGGAACTGGGGTCACAGGCGAGGGGAACGCCGCAGCCGCGATCTTCGGGCCGATGCCTGCCGCCTTCGCCGAGAGGATGAGGACGCCCATGCGCTCTATCGGCGGGAGTTCTTCGAGAAGACCGAATACACGGCGCGAGACATCTCGGAGGCCGAGGAGGCGCAGGGCTGGTATGCGTTAGTCGACAACGAGGCCAACAGAGCCGCGCTTGCCGCCTGGGTGAGGTGCATGGCCGACCACAAGCGGCTGTTCTTCAAGGACTGGTGCAGCGGTCAGGACATCACGCCGAAGACGGGAAGGGCGCGGAAAAATCGCGCTCTTTCGTCAATTTTTGCACATCTGACTCGCAGGAGTGTGCAGAATTGCAATAACGCCCAATTCGAGGGGTTCCCTGTTCCCCCGGAAAACGGGCATATTGAGCCCAACATCGAAGACGAGCGCGCTGAGGAAAGAGGCGTCACGTCATGGGCCTCAGACGAGGCGTTCACCAGCTACTTCTCAAACGATCCGGCGGACTTCTCCTGGTCTGATCGGCGCAACGAGCGCCGGCGGCAGAGGGAAGCCAAGAAGCGTAAGCAGGAAGCGGCTTAGACCAAACTTGGAACAATCGAACGGCTCACGACTTGCCCCCACATTCATGGAGAGATGTGGAGGAGAGAATGAGCTATTTTCGCTTCGGCGCAATGATCGCCACTTCGACGCTCGTCATGTTCGGGCTCATGTACCTCAACACGTACGCTTTCGATCATATCTGGTTCAGCCAAACACGTGCTTGGATGGCCCTCCTGATGGGCGCAACCATGGCCGTGGTGATGCTCTCGTTCATGTGGGCCATGTACAGCAGCCGAACCGCAAACATCGGTATTCTGGCAGCCGGCGCTGTCGCGTTTGCCCTGTCGCTATGGCTGGTGCGCAGTCAGGAGACGGTCGATGACGTCTCCTACATGAAGGCGATGATCCCGCATCACTCGATCGCCATTCTGACGAGTGAGAGGGCGCACATCAAAGACCCGCGCGTTCGCGAACTGGCCGATGAGATCATCGAGGCGCAGGTGCGTGAAATTGGAGAGATGAAGGCGTTGATCGCGGATCTTGAGGAGAACCCTGTACCGGATGGGGCGCCCGATCTGCCGGCGCGGTCCACAGACGAGGGATTGGCTTCAACAGCACCGTAGAGCAGTGGTAGCTCGCCAGGCTCATAACTTGGAGGTCGCGCGTTCGATCCGCGCCGGTGCAACCACCGATCACAACTTGGAACCTGCCACTCTGCCATACGTTTTCCATGCAGCACACCAACCACCACAGGAGGTGATGATGCGCACTCGAACGTATATGACAGGGATGCTGGCGCTTCCGATCAACGCCATGCTCTTCGGAGCGGGAGCCGTGCTGGTTCTCTCAATCCCGGCGCTATTCTCGATGGCTGAATATCTGCTGCCGGCTGTGATCGTGACAAGTATCGCGTTGACCGTTCCGCTGGCGTGGTGGCTCGCCCCCATGCTTAGGTCTCGCAATCACTACCCCGAGTTCAATCGGAAATGGTAGCCGGCGACCTCTGGCGGGAGTGGCAGGGGTCAGTAGGTGTCCCGTTCCCGCTCCCGTGAGCCCTGCATCCACAGCGCATAGAAGATCAGTGGCGCGGAGACGATTGTGATCAGAATGGATCGCACGAGTGTCGCAGCCATCGTGTGATGGTCTTCGAAAAGCATGACGGTAATCGCCGCCGCAACGTGTGCTAAAGCGGCGATCAGAAAGCCGAGGATAAGTGCCCTCCATGCAAGCAACAGCATGAGTTTATGTCCGGTTGTTTATTGGTCTCGCGCAAACGGACCTAATAAACGGCGAACAAATGGCCGCTCACTGCGACAAATGCTCACGGTGGTGATCGTTGCTTCAGAAGAGAATGGATCAGAACGCCCCGGCCATGCGCTGGGGCTTCTCGTATGTGGAGAGCGGAATGCGATGGCAGCCGATCAGCGAAGCCCGCGACATCCGATATCCGTGCGCGCGGCGGCGGACACTAGAGACGTGGCGACTGACTGGCGGATCCGCGATGTGCGGACGGGCGAAGTCTTCAACATCCGGGCAATCGAAGTGACACCGAACCGGCAGTATGTCGATCTGCTGGTCGAAAGTGGGGTGGCGGTCTGATGGTTAAGGGCGCGGCCGCATTGGAGCGACGATTGGCAAAGTTGGTTCCGGAGGCAATCGAGAACCGCGTGCGACAGGCCGTGGAAGCCGCTGCCGAGCAAGTCGTGACGGACATGAAGGCGCTCGCACCAGTGTTACACGATGCCGATCCCCGGCGCCGACCTGGCGCCCTGCGCGATTCCATTGGTTGGACATGGGGCAGTGCTCCGAAGGGGGCAACAGTTGTTGCGGAGAGCTCCACCGGTGACCGTGGCCTGAAGATCACCATTTATGCCGGAAACTCCGAAGCCTTCTATGCCCGCTTCGTCGAATTCGGAACGCAGAAGATGACGGCCCGACCCTTCTTTTTCACCGCTTATCGAGGCAATCGCCGGCGCATTCGGTCGAACATCACGCGAGCGCTGAACAAGGCGATCCGGGAAAACCTGAAATGACCGCATCCAACGCATTGCAGAAGCTCGTCTATGAGCGGTTGATCGCTGATGCGGGCGTTGCGGCTGTCGTAGGTCAGCGGGTATTCGACAACGTGCCGGCAGGCGCGGTTTTCCCGTACATCACATTCGGGCCTTCCGACGTCTTTTCTACAGATGCCGCCTGCATCGTCGGGCGCACTGAAACCCTGCAACTGGATTGCTGGTCAAGGCTGGCAGGAAAGCTCCAGGAAGTAAAAACCATAGCGGATGCGGTGAAGACCGCTCTGCACGGTTTCGACGGGGTCATGACGGAAAATGCGCTGGTAGCAATGCGCGTCATCTCGATCCGCTATTTCAGGGATCCCGACAACATCACCGCGCATGGTGTGGTGACAGTGGAAGCCATGGTGGAGGAAGCCTGATGTCCAGATCCTCCGTCACCGCAATTTTCACAAAGAACTTCAATCATACCCCCAAGGGGCTCGGTATCGGTTGGCGCATTCGAGCGTCTTGCGAACCTCAGTCCTTTCCTCGCCATGTCATCGAAGCCGCCATCGCGGCGGGTGTGGCGAAGCCTGTTCAACGGCGCAAGCCCGCGAAAGCGTAGTCTCCACCAGAAGCAAGGAACATCATCATGTCACTGCCAAAAACCGGCGGTCGCGGCGCGGCCGTTGTCATGGTATGCTACGACCCTGTGGGAAATCCTACCGTCTACACCAATTGGTGCGGCGCGAAGAATTTCTCGCTGTCGATCGACAACGAGATTCAGTCTGAGAAAGTCGGCGACTGCGAAGACTGGAGCGCTCCTGTCGTGACGGTCAAGGAATATTCCGGCCAGAATATCACGGCGACCATGGAGGCCACCTGGACCTCCGCTACCCACAAGGAAACTTCTGCCTGGGCTCTGGAGCAGAAGAAGCTGCCCGTTCGTATTCACTTCCCGGCGGCGGCGGTTGGCGAAGTCGAATACTACGACGGCCTTGCCATGCTGCAGAACCTCACGCTTGGCGAGATCGGCAGCGTCGAGGGCAACAAGATCACCGAGACCATCAATCTCGACTTCGACGGCTCTATCTCCGTTACGGCAAAGGCATGAGCGAGATCGGTTCCTTGAAGGTCTGGCGGGGCGGTGAACACCGCTTCGCCCTGCCTATCGGTCCAATGCGTGCCTTGGAGAAGGCTCGCGATGCGGGTCCGAACTGGATCATGTCCCGGCTCATCAGCGGGCAGTGGTTCATCGACGACGTTTACGAGGTCATTCGCCTCGGCCTCATCGGTGGCGGGCTCGATGAGAAAGAAGCTCGCAAACTTGCGGACGAGAATGTCGGCTACCAGCATTATTACGAACACGTGCCGCTGGCGACGGAAATCCTGAAAAATGCTCTCATGGGAGAGGCCGACGACCCCGTGGGGGAGTTGGTGCCGGGGGAGGGCGACGCGATGACCCGCTCCCCCGAGGCAAAACGCGGTGGTCGGCCATCTACTCGTGGGCAGGGATCGCAGGCGTCTCGCCGCGGGACATAGACCGCATGACGCTCTGGGAGTTCACCGCGATGCGAGATGGCTATCTGCTTGCGCATGGAGCCAAACCCAAGGCCAACCCTCTCTCTGATGATGAACTGAAAGCGCTTGGTATTGAAGGTGCCTGATGCCTGAGATTTCCGAAAAGCTCCTCGTCGCCATCGAGGTCACGCAGCGCCGTGTGGAAAAGCAATTGGCATCTATCGCCAAAAAGGCCGCGCAATCGGCCAAGGGGATGGAGGATGATTTCGCGCGGGCGAACAAGCGGATCGTCGCCGGCGCAGGCCAGGCCGCAACCGCCCTGGAACGGATCAACAAGGTCACGGGTGTCAGCGGGCGCGGTGTGTCGAAAGACCGTGCACGCGATGTCGAGGAGTATGGCCGGGAACTCGACCGTCTGCGCGCGAAATACAATCCGCTCTATGCGGCATCCAAGCAGTATGAGACCGAGCTCGACGAACTGAACAGGGCGCTTGCAGTCGGCGCAGTCAGCGCGGATGAGCACGGGGCAGCGCTGACGCGGTTGAATGGCCGCTATCAGGCGATGACGCTTCAAGGTACCACTGCAACGAAAGCGCTGCGCTCAACGCGCTTCGAGACTGCCAATGTCGCCGCGCAGCTGAACGACATCGGCGTGCAGCTTGCCTCCGGGCAATCTCCATTCCTGATCGCCGTCCAGCAGGGAACGCAGCTCAATCAGATATTTGGTGGAGCTGGCGGTCTGCGCGGCTCGCTCGGTCTTCTGGCTGGTGCATTCGGTTCGTTGATCAACCCCGTCTCGCTGGCGACAATTGCGATCATCGGTCTCGGCGGCGCGGCCGTGCAGTACATATTCGAGACCGAGAAGGACATCGATGCCCTCAACGAAACGCTGAAACAGCACGAGGCGTTCATTCGAGCACTCGGGCCGGCCTACGAAAACGCCCTGGAGCGGGCCCGCCAGTACGCGCAGGATCCGGCAGTGGTCGAGGCGATCCTGGGGGATCGCGCGAAAACGGCCGCTGAGGAACTGCGCAATACCATCCTTGCTGCGGTCGCCAATATCGATTCCGAAATCAGGCGAGCGACCTCGCGTCAGGAGGTGGGCGATCCGCTCAACACGCGTTTCGGTCCCTTCATCGAAGCGATTGACAAGTTGCGGGACGGCACGACCACCGTTCGCGAGTTTCAGCAGGCCGTCACCGAGATCGGTCAGCGCTCTTCGGGATTGGCCGAGGTTGCTTCGTCGTTGCGTCTCATGGTTGACGAAGCCGCCAATGCCGAGTCTGCGGTACAAGGTCTACCCACTTCGGTGGATCATGTCGCTTTGGCGTTCAATCAGCTTCAATCGGCCATCGATGGCGTGCGATCCGACAAGGCGCGAAGCGAGCTCGATGATCTCAAGGACCGTGCCGAGGGAGGTGAGGTCTCGATAGATGACATTCGAGCTGCCCTTGGTGCACTGTCCGCGACACAGCCTGATCTCAATAGTGCCATCGGGGAGATCGGCAGACTGTTCGATGCGGCCATCGCGGCGCGCCAGGCTATCGACCTGCTCTATCAGCCTCTTGGTGGAAACAGCAAAGTTGCCGGTGGAAAGACGGGTCGTGCGGGGCGCCCCGATCCTCTCAGCGATACCGATTTTGCGCGCCGGTTCGGCTATGGCGAGTATTTCGATTTTCCGAAGGAGAAGAGTGGAAAGTCGGGTCGATCAAAGCGGGCGTCCGAAGCCGAACGCGAGCAGGAGGCCGTCAAGAAGCTGATTGCTGATCTTGAGTTCGAGCTATCCGTGATCGGTCTTTCGAACGAGGAACGGGAAAAGGAAGAGGCCCTCAGAAGGGCGGGTGCTTCAGCGACCGAAGAGCAGAAAAACAGGATTGTCGCGCTCACCGAGCAACTGCAGCAGGAGCGGGCCGCGCTGGAGGCTAATGAGGAGGCTGCCAAGTTCTTCAAGGACACCCTTGCAGACGCATTTCTTGCCATCGTGCCTGCCGTGGAAACTGGCAACAAGGCTCTCGATAACCTGCTCAACACATTGATCCAGGCCGTTACGCAAGCTGCGCTTCTCGGCTCCGGGCCTCTTGCGGGGCTGTTCGGAGGTGGCGGCGGCATACTGGGCGCCATATTCGGATTTGCGCGCGGCGGCATTGCCGCGCAAGGTCGACCTCAACCAATCCGCACTTTCGCACGCGGCGGCGTTTCCCGCTCGGCGGCCATCTTTGGCGAGGCCGGGCCGGAGGCGGCAGTACCTCTTCCGGACGGGCGCAGAATTCCGGTCGACCTGCGAATTCCAGAACTGCCGAGACCTCGCAGTACCAGCATCAACATGCCGATCTCCATTGATGCCAGAAATGCGGACGCTGCCGGTCTTGCCCGCGTGGAAAGCCAATTGCGTGACCTGCAGCGCTCACTGCCGCGACAGATCGACCAGCGGGTGAACACTCGCGAAATTCGAAAGACGAGGCCCTGATGGCGCGCCTGATCGACTGGCCGCAAGGCCTGCCTTCCAACTTCCGCGAACCGCTTTCCGGTCCACGTGTGATCAACGCCGGCCAAACGCAAACAATCGGTGGCTTCATTCAGACCACCTCGGCGGCATTCGGCCTGTGGCGATGGCGCTTTGGCTTTCCAGACATTATCCGGGGCCAGCTATTCAGGCGATACCGTGGATGGATCACGGCTCTCCATGGCGGTGCGAATGCGACCCGCGTTCCATTCTGCGATTGGGATGGGCTTTCGAGAGCCGAAATGGGCGTAGCGGCTGGCGCCACGGACTGGAAGACCGGTCAGCCCTGGTCAAACGTCGAGGCGTGGAGCAACGGGCAGAACTGGGGGGCATCGCCTCCCATGGTGGCTGTGGCCGGCAGTGCAGCAAAAGACGGCACGATCGTCCAGTTGGGCAGCGCCTTCTGGGGGCAAAGCCTTGGCTACGGCGACCTGATCGGATTCTTTCCGTTTCACCTTGGCATGTACATGGTGACGGAAGTCGTTGAGCCGGGCCTCTATCGTATCTGGCCGCCGTTGCGGCGGGGTATCTCGACGGACGACTTTGCGACCTTGAGACCTCAGCTTGCCATGCGCCTTGAGAGTGAAGATGGCGCCAGCGCCGCGCGCGACGCGGCGTTTGGCGTGAACCTGTCCGTCACTCTGGTCGAAGTGCTCGACTATGACGCGCGCGACTACTTTACGGATTGACCCATGGCCCGGTTTTCACAGGCGGACATGGATTGGTTGTCGGGGCCTCATGTCTCACGTGCCTGGTTTGGTGTCTTCGATTTTCCCACCGGCGTCCAATATCTGCACAATGGTGTTGGTCGCGTGACGGTGGAAGGGCAGGAGTATGTGGGTGTCACGGACCCCGTTGCCGGCGTGCTCGTTGGTATCTCCGCCGTTGAAGATCCGAGGTTCGGGCAGGCGGCCAAGGTGGATATCGTGCTTGGCGGGGTGAACGCTGAATTCTTTCGGAGCGTAAAAGCCCATGCACGGGGCATCGAGGGGCGTTCAGCGACGCTTCGCTTCGCGGCCTTCGATCCGGAAACCGGACAGCTGAAGCTCTTCAAGAACCTGTTTCCGGGCAAGATGTCGGCTCCGACCTTACATCGGCAAGGGGTTGGGACACGCTATGTGGGCCTCACCGTGGAATCGTTCTGGGAGGCCCAGAACTTCCCGTTCGGTGGAAAGTGGAACTATGCCGACCAGTTGCGCCGATACCCCGGCGACAAGGGTCTGCAGTTCGTCGGCGTGAAGGTTTCGGAGAAGTGGGAATGAGCCGCGCTGACAGGCTACGCGTCTTTCTTTCCCGGCTGGAGGGGAAGCCTGTGATTTGGGGGCGGGACGATTGTTCTGCCGCCCCAGCGCTCTGGTGGTCGGAGGAAACGGGCATTCCTGTCCGCTTGCCAGTGTATTCCTCGAAGGAAGAGGCTGACGCCATTCGAAACCGCATGGGCGGGCTCTCGGAGGCGTGGCAACAGATTGCGGATCAGGTTGGCGCCGTCGAACGCTTCTGGACCCTGCAAAACCCGCCAGAGGCGGGCGATGTCGGCATTGTTCGGACACGGCTTTACGGGGAAATCGGCGGTATCTGCGGGGCGGGCGGCATTCTGATCGTCCGTAAGGATAACGGTGGCTGGCATCCGTTCGGCCCGATCCGCGAGTATGTGAAGGTCTTCGCGACACCATGAAGCTCTGGAAATCGTTTCTGTGCGCTGGGGCGTCGTACCTGGCGATGACGGCGCATGCGTCGGCCGATCCGATCAGCATCGGCTTTTTCCTCTTTGCGGGGCCGCTTGGCGGCATCTTCTCGTTCGGGGCGCTCGTGCTCGCGGCGCAGGTCGGCTTGTATGCCATTGGCATCGGCACGTCCTTGCTGCTTTCCGCATCCTTGCGAGGCAGCCAGAAGATCGACCCCGGCCAATACAAGAACGTTTTCGAGGCCTCGCCCGAGAATTCAGAGGTAAATGCGATCGGCAGATGCAGGATCGGGGGGCTGAAGGCTTTCGGCAACACCCGCAATATCGACCGCTTCCGGCTTGTCTGCCATGCAAAAGGGCCACTGATGGCCATTGAGGAATATCTGCTCGGCGGACGCGAAGTTGTGGTCGATACTGATACCGGTCTCGTCCAGTCGCCCCCCTATGTCACTCAGGCCAGCTCATTCGTCAGTTTCAAGACCAAGGTTGGCGACGGATCGGAAATGGCGTGGCCCGACTTGATGACGAATTTTCCCTCGCTCTGGACTGCCGATCACCGGGTGAGGGGAATTGCCCAGACTCTCTGCAAATACATCTCGCCAGGCATCTATTCGGAAAAGTTCGGCGAGCTTTATCAGACGGGCGAGCCAGAACCGGCTATTACAGGCCGCTGGAACAAGGTGTTCGATCCGCGAGCGCCCGGCGCGGATGCCCACGATGCCGCGACATGGATATGGTCCATGAACGGCCCGCTGTGTGCCGCGCGGATCATGCTCGATTATCCCGACCTGACCGTCGACAGTTTCGACTGGTCCTTCATCGCAGAGGAGGCCGATCGAGCCGATGCTCTCGTTGCAACGCTTTCAGGAGCGGAACCGCGTTCGCAATGCTCGGGCGTGTGGCTTTCGGAGGGAAAGCGCGGCGATACGATGGATCAGGTTCTGGAATCCATCGGTTGCGAGATTGTTCTCAGCGAGGCTGGCCTTATCCGTATCCGGCTGATCGACGATGCACCGGCTGGGGAAATCACGCTTACGGAAAGACACATGGTGGATTTCTCCTGGCGTTCCGGCCCCGAGGCAGCGGAACGCCCCAATGTCTGCCGCGTAAGCTATTATTCTCCTGAGCGCGGCTACGAGATGTCCGAGATCGACATGTCCGGTATTGCCTGGGCCAGGGTGCAAGCCGAGATCGACCGATATGGCGAAAAGATCTATGATATTGAGCTGCCATTCTGCCCTTCCGCCAGCCAGGCGCAGAGGATCGCCCGCCGCCTGTTCCTTCTTGCGCGTGGCGACACCGGTGTGACGGTCACCAACATGGCGGGGCTTGCTGCGTGGGGCCTCACCTATGCCGATATCGTTCTGCCCGATCTCGACGAAACACCGGTCTGCAAGATCGCTTCTCCTCGCTGCGACGATGAACGTGGGCAGGTGGAGATACCTTTCATCGTCTGGCCATCCGAGTTGATCGACAGCCCTTGGCAGCCGGAGACCATGGAGGCGCCGGCGCCGGAGCCCCTGCCCAATCTGCAATATGAAAGCGATATCGCGACGCCGGAGATTCTCTCTGCGGCGCTCGTTCGATACACGAGCGGCATTTATGAGGTGCGCATCAGATACACGCACCCCTCCGGTGGTTCCACTGCCGAAGCGAACTATCGGACCTATGCCGCAGGGCTGCCGGATCCATGGTCGAGCATGACCGAATGGGACGACTATGGAGATAGAAAAGCCGGTGGGGACGGGGAACCGGATATCCCGGCGCGGCCCGCTTCCGCCTGGTTTGCCCGGGTCGATGGCCTCAATATCGAGGGCATAAGGGCGGATTTCCGCATCCGCTGGTTCAACGGTGATGGCGATGCCTCTTATTTTTCCGATGTCGTGACGCTCGATCCAGCAGGCTTGGACAATACGCCGCCCGCCGCCCCGGCCTATTTCGGCCCCAGCAACAACAATTATTTCGGAACGAAGGATGTGAATGTCGTCCGGATACTTCGCGAAAAGCGAACGCGGGCGGTTTCGGGGCTCCCGTGGAGCGCGTGGGCTGACGATATCTGGGAAGACGATGTGCGGCCGGGCGTCGACTACCCGGACATCATCTTCAAGCTTGGATTTATTCCGGCGCCAGGTGGAACGACCACTGAGCAGTATCGCTATGTCTGCGTGACTTCGGACGGAACCAAGGGCGCTTACTGGGATCCTCCGCCAGACTGATCCGCCTGAACATCAATTCTATTCTCTGCCGCTGGGCTCGCAGCTCTGCCGGCGAAGCCTTCTCAAAATCAGGAGCTATGAACATGACGCTTTGGACGAAGCGGGGCGTGGATATCTTTGCGCCGACCGACGCCGCGGGAAACTTGCGCAAAGTTGTCAATGGTGAGGTGCAGGTGTGGTCCAGGGAAGTGGAGAGCGCGATAGATGCGGCGGCTGATTATGTCGGGGTCCACCCTGACGCCCAAGTCGATGACCTTGCTGGACGTGCCATATATGACGACGAGGCAGAGGGTTTTTCTGTCGTGGTCTCAAACGTTGGTGATGGACGAGCTGCGCTTTATACAAAGAAGAGTAATTCTTCGGCTGATTGGAGTGCGCCCGCTTATCTAACAAACGCTGGTGATGCTCAGACGATCAATAGTGGCCGGGCCTTTCCACTCAAGTCCATTTCTCGCAATGGTGTAATATCATCTGGTAAAGCAGAAGCCGTTGAAGCTCTGTTGGATGTGAAGATTTATGGTGCGAGAAATGGACGGTACTATCGCATAGAGTATTATGGAAACGGTGATGCGACTTACGGTTTCCAAGTTTCAGTATCTGAATATGACGCCGCCTCATATTCGTCCGCACCAACAGCAGGAACTCCAATTATTGCTTTGGGTGATGTGCCGGCCCCAGCCATTGATGGGGGGCCAATCGTTACTCGATTGATCAGGTCGAAGAAGTTTCCGGGAATGGCGATCGAGATAACGATTGATCGATCCAAAGCCGGTGAAATTGTCCCGTGGCAGTTGTCAAACGCAGGGTCTCCCGGTGCAGATTCCTATTCATGGATCATTGACCCTTCCTGCTATGTCCTCGCGCCTTGGACGTTGCGCCCGCTCGACACCCGAACCATCAATTCGGGGCGGGACTTTCCGCTTCTGGCAGCTACGCGGGCAGGCGTAACGTCGATTGCAAACGCCTTCTTCAACGGTACGTTTCTCGACTGCAAGGTGCGTGGAGCTATTCCGGGGAAGTACTATCAGATCGGCTATATGCAGAATGGAGCCACGCTTGGCGGCGACAGCGATGACGGTGTGGTGATCCAGGAGTTTGATGCGGCTGACTATGCGTCGACTGGTACTCCGACCGTTATTCAGTTCTACAACGATCCTGCGCCGACCGTAAACCGGGGTGGTGGTGTCCAGTCATTGGTCTATGAGCCTCCAGCGCGGCCTGGTCTTACGATTGAACTGGTTCTTGATGATGCTCTCTTACCGCCGCAAGGCACACCGGTCATCGGGGGGTATCATGCCAACAATGGGTTTGCCGCCTGGTCGTGGATCATTGACCCGATTTGCTATGAATATGCAGCTGAAGCGGGAAACTCTGCTTCAGTCTATGGGCCAATGCGCGTGCAGATTGATCCGCTCAATGAGACTGCCTCTTTGATCTGGTCACACGGCGATGACGAAATGCTGAGACTTCGCCTAGGTCACGTCGGGAAAAACGACCTTTTCAATATTGCTGGCTACGACCGCGCCAGTACGGGGCCGATTCCGTCTGCCGTTTGGTCAGCAATCGTCGACACGGAAACCGACTTCTTCCCGCCCCTCATTTTCCATTCGACCGAAGCCGTAGTCGATGAGGGGGCTGTGCAGATATACACTGGGGGGAACCATGGTTCGGATGGCAACTCTGGAGGATCAATTACGGCCTCGCCACTTAGTTGGTCATGCGAGATCGATGGGCGGGCGCTAGGCGAATACTTCGAAGGCGCAGCGCAGCGTGTCGTGTTTCGGTTCACAAATCAGGTGATGGCTTGGAATACGTGGAGCCTGCCGAGGTATGCCCTGCGCCAGCATTTCACCGTGATCGTGACGCCCGGATCGCTTGAATTTTGGGCTGAGGTCGAGGCGCTGGAGAATATCACTGTCCAGACCGACAATGGTCTCCAGCTTCTCAAGAACGGCTATGAGACAGTGGCCTTCTATGAAGGGGATACGGCAGTGCGCCGTCCCATCGCTGACGATTGGAACGCCGGTCCACGATCTGCCGCGCCCAATGCCTGGGCTGGTGTGCTCGCGAGCCCGACAAACGGCTATATGGCTTCGTGGATGGATCGCGCCTATGAGGCCGGCGATGGTAGAAACCTTGACCCTGAGTCACCGTTCATTAGAACGACGCCGGGTAAAATCTATCACGCTATCGTCGCGGCGCATGCAACGCCCATGGCCCCCGGTGCCTTCTATCGCTATCACGGCGGCTACACATGGGCGCCGAAAACCATCGTGAGTGGCGATCTTGATAGCGCCTTGCTGTTCATGAAGTCGGACAAGCCACATCTCGCCTATGCATTTTTGGCGGCAGGAAGCGGGACCATTATGCTCCCGCGAGATTTCGTAGGAAAGGCGGTCGGGTCTCAAGTGATCAGCGCCACCAATAAGATCGATGTGTCAGCGCCGGGCACGGACTATGCGGACGAAGCCATCACTTGATGGCCCAATCATCGGCCGCGTCTTTCGCTTCTTTCGGCTGCACTCCCGGTAGAGCACTGTTCTGAATTCAGGGTCATACCTGCGCATCACGAAGCGGTCTTTGGTATGAGTGTATCTCCATTTTTTTCCAATGAAATAGCATCGGCTCCAGTGCAGGAAGGCAGCAAATAATGCTCGCATAGTATTTCTTCCAGCCTTGCCTAATTCTGCCAATGCGAAGCGGTGAAATCAACTGACGAACTTTGCATACTCTGCTGAGAGATTGTAGCGCAGGGCCTGAACATCCCGGACTACGATCCCGTCATTATCTTCGGTTCAGGCTCTGACAAGTCCAAGATGGTTTCGCCGATCTGGACCTGATCGTCATTGAAAGAAACAACCTTGCCGCCCTCCGGCGCAATAACGGAATAAATGGTCTTGGAAGCTCCATAAGCGGAATAAATCAGGGTCGGAGCTTCTGTCTTTGAAAGTGTTTTTGCGGTCACCCACCCACGAAGTGGGGAAGTCTGGCCGAGCAAAAGTTGGGGTGCTTGATCGAGCGATGTGAAGACAATGGATTTCGCGTCACCATTGGTCACGCTGGTCTCAGGTCTTGGAACCGCATTGGCTGTAGGCGGTAGATGGAAGATAAGCCGGTATTCGTGTTCCACGTTTGATGATAACCGGTCACGGATCACCACATCGCTTCCGTCAACGGTGATGATTGTCCTCTCATGGGTGACGCCATCGAGTACCGTCCTGGCCACCACCCAAGACAGGCGATCTTCTGTTCCGTCAGAAATGAACTCTGCCTTGCCCTTCGTGTCGGCACCATCGATGACAATCACATTGTGAGCGTGTGCAGTGTTGAAGTATTCCTTTTGCTCTCGGCTGCCATAGGCGAAGGGGCCACCTGGGTCCACAATCACAGGCTTGCCATCGCGGTAAAGAGTGAAGCTCAGATCGTCGTTGTGGCCGTGGGTATGTCCAGGTGTTGCGCTGAAATCAAAGAAGATATGCAGATCGTCATCTCGGAAGATGGAATAGCCGGCTTCTCGATAGGTCGTCAGTTCAGGCGGGCGGCTGCCCTCTTTCCCATCCGAAAGGATGTAGCGGGAAATCGGCGTGGTCAGTTCATCGATGTAGAATTTATCTGCTGACCTCGTTTCCTGAGCGTATCGGGTATCACCGATTGCGGGCATGGTTCCGTCAGGTAGAGAGGCCAGCGCTGCAAACTCTAGAGCCGTCTTCGCCCGCTCTTCGAAGCTTGGTATTTGGGCGTCGCCATTGAGGATCGACAGGCATTCAGCTTCGAACATCAGCCGAGCAGCGTAGTAGTGATAGCCCAGTGATTCCTCTCTGCTAACGCCTACATCGACAAACATTTCGCCGAAAAGCTCTGATAATCTTTCCCGTGCGGCACTTCTCCAATCGTTTGCTTTGGGATGCGACGCCATTGCGATGCTGGCCGAATAGACGGCCATAGCATCCATGAAACCATGGTTATGCCCGTAAAAGGCCGGGTTCGGGAAAAGTGAAATCAGGTATTCGGCATGTGCTTCCAGATAGTCCGCCAGGGTAGCTGTTTCCTCTTCGTTAAGAACAGCAGATAGAGGCGAAAGCATCTGTGATAGATTCGCCAGCCGATAGGCGGTTGGGTGATCTAGCCATTGACTGACATTCAGGCTGGCGCCGTTGGCTGGATAGTGGTCCATGAAAGAGAATATGAGGCGCTTTGCTTCAAGAAGCATCGACTGGTCGTCCATGCGTTCCCCGGCAAAGATTAGCGCGTGTAGCCACCCCAGTGAGTTGTAGAAGAGTTTCCAGGTGCGGTTGTTGAATGGGTTTTCATCGAACGTGGGGTGACCTGGCAAATTCCACGCTGGCGCATTCCTGAAAACGACTATCTCTCGGTCCTGAGTGAAGCGTTCGGCTTCTTCTGCACGGTAGAAAGATATTCGTTCAGGAACCCAGAGTGTTTCTCCAGCTTCCATTTTTCTGACAGATGTTGCCGGACAAACGTCAAGTAGCGTGCGTGCTTGCGTCGAACTGATTGGCATTAGCGCCAGCAAGACGCTGACCACCGTAAAGCTTAATCGCCCCAAACCTAGCCCCCTAGAATTCAGTTCCGGCAACTATACGCATCCAGGAATTACTTCTCAATATGATGCGCCATCTTGGCGCACCGCTCTCGCACATCCATTCCACCATGAAAGGAAACTGCAATGGACCGCAATTTCGCGCGGGCGCTTCCGCTTGTCCTGAAACATGAGGGCGGATGGGCCGACAATCCGAAAGACCCTGGCGGCGCGACAATGAATGGGGTCACGCTGGCCACCTTCCGCCGCTATGTGAAGGCGGACGCCAGCAAGGCCGATCTGCGCGCTATCTCCGATGATCAGGTGGCAACCGTCTATTATCGACACTATTGGGCGGCGGTGAACGCGCAGGCGCTTCCGTCAGGCATCGATTATGCGGTGTTCGATTTTGCCGTGAATTCCGGGCCAGCCCGCGCGGCGAGGTATCTGCAATCCATCGCTGGCGTTTCTGTCGACGGGCGCGTCGGTCCGCAGACTAT